TCATTTTTAATAATTTTATTTTGATTAACTAACTGCATAGCGGGAAAGAAACACTCTGCAAAATCTGTATTTGGAGTTCCAGGATACTTGGCCTTTTTAATAAACCAGTCGTTTACACCGAATACTGTTCCCACATTCCAGGAGTCTCCGAAAGGATAATGAAATCCACCAGATCCTTTGCCTGCCCAGTCTGTGAATTTGATGCTCATCTTAAGACCAGCATCTGTGTATTTCATAAAATCGTCTTCTTTAATATCAAGTATGTGTAGCCATTCATTAATTTGACCTAATGTGCTTTCGCCCACCCCTACAGTAGGAACATCTGCACTTTCAATTAAAGAGATAGTTTTTTCTGGAAAGAATTTTATAAGAGTTGCGGCAGTCATCCAACCGGCGCTACCACCTCCGACTACAACTATGCTATTGATTTTTGACATTTTATTTTCCTAAGGCTTTATTATAATTACCTATAAATTTTTCAAGACCTACTTTATGTGGAATATGAGGTAATGTATTTTCTAAATGTTTTTGTTCGTCGACAATCCTATCACAATGCTGTCTAATTTCCGGAGTCAGCATCATATATTCATGTTTGACACGTTCTGGATTTAAGAGATTTAATCCGTGTAATGTAACTATCCAATTATCAGCAGTAAACAGTACATACTTTTGATCAAATTCTAATACCAATGGCAGTCGTTTGCTCCACTTTTCTAAATTATCTTTTAATCTTTTAGGTACCCAGGTGTCTCTGTTATTTTTAAGATCCTTCCAGAATGCTGTATCTTCTCTGGGTACGTAGTAATGTACTGCAATAAAATCTAAAATATTTTCGCAGATGTCGTCTACTCGTTTATTGTATATTCCGGCCACTTCGTCTGGACTGTTGGTCCAACTAGGCAATAAATTCATAATTAAAAAAGTCTGCAAAATAGTTTGACTAATGGCACTACTTTCTAGTGGCTCTACAAAACTAGAACATAAGCCGATACTAGCGCAGTTTTTAATCCAAGTGCGGTCAAGTTTACCTGCATCAAACTTGATTTTCTTTGCTATGTTTATTTTTCTACCTAACTTTGCTTCGACTTCTGCCTGCGCCTGGTCGAAATCTATGTACTTGTCACTGAACACATAGCCGTTGCCCCATCGACCATGTACGGGAGTATTCCACATCCAACCATAATCCATACCGGTTGCGCTGGTGTAAATTGGATATTCGTCTGTATCTTCTGTAGGAAATGCAATAGCACTATTAACCCAAAGATTATCTTTATAACTTTCCCACTTTGCTCCAAGTTTTTTCATTATCACTTTGGCAAAACCAGAACAGTCAACAAAGAAATCTGCCGAGTGTACGGCATTTTCTCCAATTAGTTCTTTAACATATCCGTTGTCGTCTAAGATTACATCTACAATTTTATCATCTATTGTAGGAATGTTTCTTTCTTTACACAACTTATGTAAGTAGTCGTTGGTGGAAAATGTATTGAAATGAAATTGATTAACAGGGCAAGGAACATTAAGATTTACCCAATCTTCGGGTACTGTGCTATCGATTGTACGTTTTTGAATAATGTCTAAAGGACCAGCACCTTCTGCAATTAATTTAGCGTAAACTGCTAGATAATCTCCAGCGGGTCTTGCATAAGGTTCACAGGTAGCATGCCAGTAATCAGGCACACCCCAATTACTAAATTTTATTCCTGTTTTAAGAGTAGCATCGCAGGCAACCAGCGTATCTTCTAACCTAACACCTATAGTTTCGCAGAAGTATCTCCAATGTTCTGTAGCGCCTTCCCCTACACCTATAACTCCAACGGAAGAACTTTCGATAACTTTAATATCTAAATGTTCATGTTGCCTTTTTAACATCAAGGCAGTAATTAATCCGCTGGTGCCGCCACCTAATACTATTATACTTTTAATTGTTTTCATAAACCAATTTTACCCATTCTTCTAAAGTATAGCAGATTGATGTTATGTTGTCAACATCGTTAGATAATTTTTGGTATGATTGGTGAAAGTCTTCAAATATAGTTGACCGTTTGGATAATAGACGTTGTCTAAGTTTGTCTTTATTGATTAAATCCAGTCCTTGGATAACAACTGCATAATTTTCTAAAGCATATACTTCTGTATTGTCGATACCTAATGATCCAGATTTCCATAGATCTAATTTATGCTGTAATGACGCCGATATACGCTGTGGATTAGAGTTATGATCCTGCCAAAAATCGGAATCATTTCTGTGTCCTCGATAATGTAGTGAAAGGAAATCGCTGATATCAAACATTATTTTTTGATATTTGTCATTAAATGATTTTTGTTCATACACGGTATTACTGTCGGGAGACCAAAATTCTGACAATATTTTTAATTGTTCAGCAACAGATGCTAGTCCGTTCGACTCCAACGGCTCTAAAAATCCCGAACTAATTCCAACGGCAATTACATTATTTTTCCAAGAATTTAAAAACAACCCAGGTGTAAATTTTAAATTAGCCACCGGATCTATCTTTATATTAAAATATTTTTCTGCTTCGTCTATTGCCTGATCCGCAGTAATTCTGTCGGGGTCGTAAATGTATCCATTACCTGCCCTATGTTTTAAATTAATATTCCAAGACCATCCATTTTTCAATGCTGTCATTTCGGTATAATTTTTAAGTACAGGCTCGTTCCACCATGCTACAACTGCCCTAGCAGGAAAATATTCGCTTAAATCCTTAAAAGGTTCATTTAATTCTTTTTGTAGAAGTAGTCTGGCGAATCCGGAGCAATCAAAAAACCAATCTGCATTTATTTGATCCCTAGTATCTAATGTAATAGAATCAATGTCACCGTTGAGTGCTTTATTAGATTTAATATACTTGCCTTCGATTAGTTTAATCCCCTTGCTTATGCCGCGACGTTTCATATAGTCGGCATTGGCGCGGCTGTCGAAGTGCCACATAGGTAGTGTAATAACATTAAATTTACCTACACTACTAGGACTGATAGGCAATTTATTCACACGCTGTAACGATCCGTTGTAGAATATTTTTTCAGTAGGTATGCCTTCCGCCAATGAACAGGCTAAAAAATCATTACCCAATCCAAACTCTGGAAACTTAGCATTAAAGTCTAATCTATACCAGTCTGGTATAAGCCCATGAACAAACTCTGTTCCTATTCCGTTCCAATTTACAAATTTGCCGCCGAGTTTAGGCATGGCATTTACAGACACTATCCAGTCATCAAACGGAATTTCTAAAAAGTTGAATAGTTTATTAAGGGATGCGGAACCACTTTCTCCAGCAATAATAGGTGGAGTATTAGGGTCTTCTATTACTGTCACATCGCAGGCAGGCCACACTTGTTTAACAAACAAAGCAGTTAACCAGCCAGCACTTCCTCCGCCTAATATTGCGATGGTTTTCATCGTTTCACTTCTTTTGCTAAGAATTCAATTGCGCCTCTGTGATTAAATTTAAGAGCATCGCGTTGGTATAATAATATATTGTCGTATATTTTATCTGTTTCAGTAATAACAGAGGGATCCTGAGACATCCATATTTGTTTTATTTTTTCTATATCAAATAATTTTAAACCGTGTAATACTTGTAACCAGTTCTGTTCTGTAAATAACACCCAGTGACTGGGAAAATATGCTCTACTTGGCACAACTGTTTTAAAGTGTTCCAGTGTATCTTTATTAAACTCGGTCAACTTTAAATCTTTGCAACTACGCCAGAATGGTGTATCGTTACGTTGAGTGATGTAATGTAACTGTACAAAGTCAATAATGTTTTTAGCAACTGCTTCAAATTGTTGATTATATTTGTCCGCTATTTTTTCGTTGCCTTTAGTCCAAGATGCCAGTGCTGATCCTAGTGCAAACGCCTGTTGAATACTAGTTCCTATGCTAGTAGCCTCGAGAGGTTCAACAAAACTTCCAGCAAGACCTACTGCAACACAATTTTTAATCCAGAATTTATCAACATAACCTGCACTAAACTTAAAACTTTTACCTACTTGTATAGGATCTTTATAGTACTGTTGCATTTCAGACAATGCTTGATCGTCGGATAAAAATTCACTGGAATAAACGTAACCGTTGCCATAGCGTTCTTGCGTTGGTATTCTCCATGACCATCCGCTGGATAATGCACGACTCAGGGTCCAACTTGGAAACTCGTCGTCACTGGGTGTAGGAAAAGCAAACGCTCTGTCCATGGGTAAATATTCTTTACAATCATTCCACTTTGCGCCAAGTTTAGAACTAATGACTCTTCTGAACCCAGAAGAATCTACAAAGAAATCTGCTGTATATTTGACACCGTCTTTGTTAATTAAAGAACTAATGTATCCTTGACTGTCAATTTCAACGTCGTCTATATCATCTTCAACAACAACTACTCCGCGTTCGATACATTTCTTGTGTAAAAATTTATTAAGTTTAAACGTATCAAAATGATATTGATTTACACTGGCATCGATAGGAAAGTAATGTATGGAATTAATGACATTATCTGGATATAAGTGCGGCTGATCTTCAGAAATTAATTTGACCATTACTCCTGGCAACCCGTTACCCATTAGTTGCGTATAATCGGCATGTAGAGCGTGCATATAAAATGTGCCGTCACCATTCCAATTTTCAAATCTAATACCTGCTTTGAAAGTAGCACCAGTTTCTAACATTAATTCTTGTAGAGTAATCCCTACAGTATTAATAAACTGTTTCCAATGTTCTGTACTACCTTCTCCGACGCCGACAATACCTATAGTGGGAGACTCGATAATTTTAATATCCATGGTAGGATACCACTTATTGAGTACTAGTGCCGTTATTAGTCCGCTAGTACCTCCACCTAATATGCAAACGGACTTGATCATTTTTTTAAGATCCTTCTAAAGAATCTACAAATCCAAGGTTCTGATTTTACTAATTTCTTTGGACGTAATCTATTTGGAATGACCCCCGACACAATTTTCCAACTTAAATTGTTTTGATATGATTTAAGAGACACAGAAGAATTTACAATATGATCGAGTTCTTCTGTTCTTGGTTGTTTGTTTAATTGAAACATTGCCTGTGGGTCTCTTGCTCTAAATCTTACATAGGCTAACGGCTGTCCTCTCTTAAATTCAATTCTGTCATTGAGCATTTCAAAAGTAGGAACCAGCGGACGTTGCCAATTACAAATATTAAAACTGCCAGGCATCAATCTCCATCTTAAATCGATATGATTATAAGGAGGTAAAAAGTCTACCCATACTTCTTCGTCTGCATAGAACAGCATGGCGCTGTTTAATGCAACTATAGGTTTATCAACTTCAGGATTAAAATCTCCCCAGTGAACTTTGACCATAGCATCGTGTGCAAGACTTGGAAGATTACTGCTTAAAACTTTATTATATTTGTCCCAGTGCAATTCTACATCAATTAAAGAACGTATTACCCATGTTTGTTCGTTATACTTTACAAATGCAGGGCATTTCATAAATCCTACTTTTGAATCTTTCCATGTGTCTAACTTTTCTAAATCAAAATGAATAATTTCGTTCCAGCCGTAATAATTTAGCGGACCCAGTCCGCTAGTATTTGGAGATTTTTCAAACCATGGAGTATATCCTACTTTTACAACTGACATTATTCGTCCTTAAAATTATCATTAAAACTATACCAACTAGTCCATTTACCATAAGGACAACTTTGTGATTTATTTCTTACGGTCTTGGGCATAAAATATCCAGTAATAGTACAGCCGTAATTTTCATACGACTTACAGTTATTGCATATTTCTAAACGTTTTTGTTCTACTTCTCTTGGGACTAGTAAAATTTTTTCGTTGAAGTGAACTCTACGTTGCGATGTATCAAGGTTTCTTATAACACGAGGTACTTTTTTATCTTCCATCAGCGCCTCCAGTGAGCATTGCTTTTAATTGATTTATAATAATTTCCTGAGTATGTAACTTATTAAACAAATAATCCATGGTACTGTTATTCGATTCCACTATTACGGGAGTTGAAAAATTATCAGGCATTGTAGTTTCTTTAACGACCGGATATGGTTGTTGAGAATCTAAGTATACTCCGCTGTATCTTAAATTAAATGTGATTACTATACGTTCATCATCAGTGTGACTTACTTCAGTTTTATGTCTCAACCATCCAGGAAACATTAACACATCGCCTGATTTAATATGAATTGTGGTATTAATTTTTTCTTCTACAGGACGATTGTAAGGAATGTGTGTAATACTGTATTCCATAGGATTAGTAAACACTATTCCTCCACTACGTTCAGGAGCACTTAGATAAAAACTTACAACAATAGGGTGCATACTATGAGAATGCCAGTCAGTAAAACTACCGTTAACGTGTTTATTAGACCAGCACTCGTCTATTGCAGGGCGCAGACCGTCGTTGATATCCAGGACTTTCCAATATAAATTTGCATGATACAAAATTAAATCGCACAATGCTTTAAATTCTGGTACTTCATGCAAATTTCTATTAGTGCCGTAGGTACTTATACCGCCATTTTTTTCCAACCCAACATGAAATTTTATTTCCTTGTATTGTTGTTCAAGCGTAGACCTTATGACTCCAAAGTCTATATCAGAGTCAAAAATATTAGTTTTGTAGATAGGTAACGCAAATAAATTTTGAATCATTTAACTTCGGCTTCAATATCGCCACTAAAATCAAACTTATTAACAAACGTCTTAAAAGAAATATATTTTCTTAATTCTGTACAATTTCTGTTAGGAGCAAGGCCTCTGTGAGGAATGTTACTGTCAAATACAATACAAGTATTAGGCATTGGATAATAACTGGCTATAATATTTCCTTGATTGTCAAAAAATTGCAGTTCACCGCCCCATTCCGGGCTCCATTCTTTATTAGGAAAATAACACATTGTCATATAACCGTCGCCGTTTGAATTAAATTCAAACTCTCTGTCAACGTGTATATTTCCGTCTAGGCCAAATGTTTTGCCGCCGGCAACAACGTCAAGACTTTTAAAGTTATAACCTTTGACTCTAGGATCTAGTGCTTCGAGTTTGTCAATAATATCCTGAAATAATACTTCTGTCCAACGATTTTTAACCATATCTACAGACCAAAAGTTTGCGTTATCTTCGATATCAAAGCCAGCGGCATTAATTTTTATAACACCGTATTTCCAAACTCCGTCGTTTAAATCTGCAATAATGTTAGCAAAAACATCTTGCTTTGCAACGTTTTCGAGATAAAAAATTTCTGGTAATTTGTTAGACATATATGTAATTCTCCTTAATTCGACAATATTTAGTGGGGTATTTTTGTGATTTACTTAGATCCGGCTTGGATAGCAATATTACCTGCTACGGAAATCCTGTAATCGTCGGACGTATAAAATGGGTGTACTTCGTGCATACATTCTGCTGGAAACAACAACATTTTCCCTTCCCATGTCTTATCCATGAATATAGGATTTTTAGTTATTTTACCAAACGAATTTACATAGAAAAATTCAAATGCTGATGCTAGATTTTTATTAGAGTTTACCCCAGGACTTGCAGCCAACTCTTCATTGAGGTCATATGGAATTTGTAAGTATATTACAAAACTATATAGACCTAGATGTGTATGCGCTGGATTGAATTCATATTTTTTCTGAAAATTAACCCATAGTGTGTCTACAGCGAAATCTAATCGCCCTGGTTTAAACACGCTGATATTAGAATTATATTTGAACAGCTCGTTATAAGTTTCGGCTACATTAAATGCAAATGGCTCTACTACCGAAATGGAGTCTTTTAATGAATATTCTCTCTGAATATTACCAGCCAACGTGTGGTTAGTAGCAGAAGCATGGTCAAAGTCTTTTTGTATTTCTTTAACTTCCTTCCACAAAGTGTCCATAATTTCTTTAGGAACGTCTTCAATAATATAGCCAAACGAATTAAATGTTTGATAATAACTCATATAATAATTGGAATAAATCCCATGTTATCAAAAATTCTATCTCGATGCTCTAAGTCAAATCCAAATGTAATTCGTTCACCCTCGTACGGTTCTAAAATTTCTACATGATGAAATCTACTACCAGGGCCTATGTAAAACTGTCCTACTTTGTTTTCAACTCTGTACAACTCTTTGCCGTTAGGCTTATCTGTAAACACAGTATGACTTTTCTTAGGATCTATAGCCATAAATCCGTGTAAAGGCCAATCATGATTATGTGTTTTAAGAACCTGTCCATTTTTATGACTGTTAATCCAAGCCTGCAACCATAGTTGTTTTGGCTTTTCGATACCCGCTAGTTCGTGATATTGTCTAATTCCGTCGATTAAACTTGTATAGATATCATAGAACCATTGATTACAAGAACAAAGACCAAACACATTATAGTTAGCAAACTGCCAGGTAATGTTGTCTGTGCCAACAGCATAATTACGTGCATTAAATTTTCTTTTAAATTTATCAATACCTATGTCTGTCATGCGTTGAATGTCTGCAATATTTTCAACAACATGCGGAACATCAAATGTCATGTATTGATATTCACTGTTGTAATACATTTCTTCTCCTAATTACTTCGTCTATTACTTCTTGTGTGGACGCAAAACTATGTCGTCCGTCAAATCTTCTATCAGAATAAGGACCCTGCTTATCTACATAATGGAAAAACCCCTGATAGTGAAAATCATTTTCTAACGCATGCCGCCAGTGTAGATTTTTAACACCTTTATAAATTAAGATATCTCCAACGTCTAATAAAATTTCATGCCCTCTATTGCCAGACTGAACATAAATGGGCCATATATTTTTATCGTATTTTAAAGTAAGTGTAAAACTATATTCGCACTCAAACCTATCGATATGTGGATTTAACGCTTCATTTTTTGTATAAATCCTTGAGTAAGTGTATGTTGGAAATAACTTCTTTTCCACTAGTTCTTCTATTTTAGGTAACCACAATTTTGATTCGTCATTAAAAATTCCATAAAAAGTAGGACTAGACGGACACTGATTATCCGGCGGCAAGTTATAACCTTTTTTATAAAAGTCGTCTAATTTTTCAACCATACGATTGCAAGTATCTGCATCTGCAAATCCTTTGATAACTTTGTAATCTTCCTTCATATTATTTCCAATAACATTCCATAGGATCCGCAGGTTGCACAAAATCTTCAGGATTTAATTTTAAAATTTGATCCTTATTATCAATAGCATTGATAATTTTGTTGTATACCATAAGATTATTTTCTTTGGTTAAATGACATTTTCTGTTTTCATTGTTACCTGGATGATCTAGACCATAGAATTGTAATTCTAAATCAGCATAGTGGCACAATGACCAAGAATTTAAATTAGGCAAACTTTCTAAAAATGCAGGGACAACTAACACATCCTGATACTGTAATATGTCATTAACCATAAAATTATGAAACGCAGTTTCTCGTTTGCTGGAATAAAAGTACCTAAAATACATTTCTCCAATGTTAATGCCATCCCATACTGGCCATGTACTAGGATTTAAATTCAAATGCTTATTGTTATATTCTACATGAATTCTGCCCGGAACTGTTACCACAAATATTGCCAAATCGTAACTGGCGTGAGTTTCTAAAAATTTATCATAACTCCACCACATGCTAGAACCTGTAAGAGAATAATTTTTGACAGTGTATTTCTGTTCTAACATCTCAGGCCACGACAAATAGTCGTTTTGTACCCACGACGGATCTGAAAAACTATCCCCGTATATGGCTAATTTAGGTTTCTTGTTCATCATATATAAAATTAAGGTTACAGAAAAATGGTTGAAATAGTCTACCCGTCTCAGGCGTTGAACCAAAATACCTATCCGATTTGTGCCAAGCATTTGGTCCATAAATTATAGCACGATTATATACGTTAGGTATAGACATTGTCTGTTTAAAAAATTTATGAAATTCTTTGCTGTCCTGATCTCGATTTAATTTAAACCACAAATGATTATTACGTGCGGCATATTCTTCAAACTCTTGTCTGTGTTCTTCGTTAAATTTGTAAAACAAAGTTCCTGAATTATCAGGAGGATTTGGATGCAAATACACAACACCAACATGAGTACAATGCCACGTGGGCGTGTCGTAGTGTACCCAAGAATCTCCATCGGATTCGTAGCACAGTTGAAAATTTGTTTCAATATATCCGCCGTATTTTATAGGATTATTTTCTAATAAATTTCCAAGAAACGCATTATGAAATTCGTCGGACAATTCTTGATTAAGATTGTGTAAGAAACTTGTTCTTCGTCCAGGCCAGTTGCCTCCTGCATTGGCTTCTTTACAATTTTTAAATTCTTGATTAAGAGCAAACTTTCGTATTTTGTCAGGATCTTTGTAAAAATTATCTATAATTAATATTTTGTCATTCATCCACATGATTATTCTCCAAAGACTAGATCAAAACTTACGGAAATGCGATCTTCTTGTGACTCGTTGGGCATGACAAAATGTTCTAAAAATGACGGAAACAATATTAATTCCGTTTCATAGGGAATAAAATTTTCGCTATCACCCTGATTAAAAATTCTATTTGTAGTGGAATTAATAGCCGCTGGCCTCGGATCTCTGAAGCATATATTACCCGAGTCAACGGGAACTTTCAAATAAAATACGCCGCTTAGGTGATATTCATTACCATGTGCGTGAATTACATTAAAATCTTTGTGCTTGTTAACACAGGCCCACATTTGTTTGATAGAGATATTTTTATTAAACAACCAAAACACAGTACTGGCTATTTCATCAGTTAATTGAGCAAACGCAGGATTGTCAAATAAATTTACTTCGCTTTGCCAGCCACCATAGTTTGATTTTTTAACAGCAGACTCCGTGGATTGTAGTCTATAAATTTCAGAAATCATACTAGGCATATCTAAAATGCGTATTTCAGAAACATACACAGTGGTAGGCCATAAATTCACCGGTTTAATGTTAACGAAACTTTGGCCCATGTACCCATCCTACTAGTGTATAACGTGTTCCTTTGGTAACCGGCGTTACTTCGTGAATAGACCAACTAGGAAATGCTGCCAACATACCCTTTTCTTTTTTCACTGTCATTGGTTCGTCTAATTTAAAGCGATAGATATTTAAATCACCGCCCTCATAATCGCTCGGGTCTGATAATTGTAGAGTAAAACTTAATTTTCTATAATGATTTGAATCATATCCGTCGTCTGTGTGATTTCTATACATACCCTGATAAGACTCGTCGTATTCGGAAAATTGTAAATCTTCTATCTGGGTTAATTCGTAGTCGTAAAATGCCTTGTTTACTTTTGTAATAGCATCTGTTAAGCGTTCAAAAATAAAAACAGTGGAAGCATCTGGTCCTATCCACGAGATTTTACTACGTCTTGCCCATTGTGCATCTTGATCTTTATTTTCGACACCACCGTCTACAGACGGCTTAGATTTACCAATAGCAATAATACGTGCAATTTCTTCGTCAGTAAAAACGTTCTTAATCCAAATATAAGGTTCGTTTGGTGGTTTTTGGTGATGGATGGGCCACATTAAATTAACTCTACAATATCAAAAATAGTTTGTAATTTTGTTCTGATAGTTTTGTTGCTAAAACTGCTACGCAAACCTTGATGTAAAGGTTTAGGAGAACTATCTACAGTTGACCATGCCCATCCATTGTGCTCTTTGCTTAGTACAGGAATAAATTCTTGTTCTATAACACAAAGGTAGGTGTGGAAATTAAAAACGCTGTCATTACTAACAAACGTTTCTATAGGAATTGTTTTGATTATTTTTGGAACAGAACCAATTTCTTCTTCGATTTCTCGTTGAAGCCCTTGCCATGCAGTTTCGCCTTCGACGTTAGTGCCGCCAACTAACCCCCATGTGCCCGCGTGTTTGCCTTCTGCTTTTTGTAGCAGTAGGAATCGTTTAGTGTTTTTGGCATAGAAAAGTGCGCCAGAGCAGACTATCTGTTCTTTCATGCACTTACTTAGTTTAGAATATCAAACGCCAGTGCCCTTTTCGATATTCGCCTTCGAATGATTTTGTCCATTCTCCGTCTAAGAATTTGTATTGTATACCGGTTCTAAGATTGGTAATATATACAGGTGTGCCTACTAGGTCAGGATCCGCAGGGTCTAATACTACTTCCCAGTGTGTACCTGCCCATTCTATAATACTGTTTGCTTCGGCATAGAAGTCTGTGCCGTCTTGATTTTTCCACCCGTCTGGTCCATCATCATTAATAGTGTCGCCTATGCTTTCTAAAATAATGTATCTAATAGGACCATTGGTCATGTCGGGCCAATCTAATGCGCCACCTGGTAATCTTGGACGTGGATTGAATCTTGTTGGGTCAACAATAGCATCTACAGATCCTCTAAGAACAGAATTATTAGCATTGGCTATCAGTGTGTTAGTTGGGAATGTATCTTGGTCCCAATTAACGTGTAATATTGTACTATCGTCTGCGTCTTCGCTGAGAGTGCCCACTATCTGATTACCGTCGTCTTGAATTAAAAACACTTGACTAACACCTGTTCTAAATTTACCAGGGTACTGTTCAAATATAAAATTCCAACTTATATCTGCACCTATTTTAGTAAACACCGAATCGGCAGCATCGTCGATTAATAAAGGTTCTCTGCCCTTTAATAAACTTAATTTATTGTTATAAACTAATATACCGTAGCCCGCAACGTTATTAAATTCTACTGCCGCTGGCTTGCCGCTGACAAAATCTGGTGTTAAATTACCTGTAGCATCAAAGATATTCATTAATACATCTGTTACTACACCTAATTTCTTAACTTTAGTAGGAGCACTGATCCATATAGGAGTTTCAAACGTTAAACTGCCTACATCAATTTCTGTTTCAGCACCTACAGGAATACTTCTAGAACTAAAGGTGATATCTGTTAGTTCTACAACACTTAAACTAGTCCAGTCTAGGAAGTTATCTGTTGTTTGTATTTCTAAACTTGGATTAAACAACATTAGAATCTGCTCCATAATTTGCAGTTTCATATCTGTGTTTGTAGTCCATATATCTGCTTTAAGAGTGAGCTTATATGGTGTTGGCATTAGTCGCTCAACAGTAAAATTATTACCTTGTTTAGCAGTATATTCGCCCGTGACATCGTCATATTCTCGTTCACGAATATGCACTTTGCTAACAAAAGTACTATCACCTAAGCGAGTTTTATCCATAGCCAAGCCAGTAATGTAGACTGCTATACGAGGTGCGCTGGGCAGTTTATTTTCTGAATTGTCTTTGATTACTTGACCTACTTGACGAGTCATATCGCCGTAGATTACAGGCACGGTAATTTGTTTTCCGTCACCTGTTTGATACTTAAATCCGCTTAACATACGGATTACCTGTCCAATATATCGCCTTATTTGGCCGTCATAAAACCATTGCATTAGTTGTCCGCCTGTGGTCTAAGAGCCTTACTAAGGCTCTGTCTTTGTGTTACTACCTTGTCATAGATTGTATATCTAATTACAGAATTATCCTGTACAGGGTGTCCGATAGTGAATGCTAATGCACCGCTGACTTCGGATGTAGTAATCTTTGTTGCTTTACTCTGTTCATCTAACCATACTTCGACTAGATAGTTTTTATTGTATGCAACGTTGGTCTGAATAAACACAGACGTTGTTGTAATTTGTAAATCTTGTGTGATACTGCCGCTTTCCCAAATTGGATCTCCAAGCAAGTCGATATAAACAACATCGGTGGCCAATTGATTAATTCCTGACTTCTGAGTATTATTAACAAATCCAGTACGCTGTGTCTGACGTGTATCGTCACTGTTGCTCATAGTCATACGTACATTATCTTCTTGTTTGACCCATCTTCGACCATCGTATCTAAACATGCGATTAGGTAAAAAGTCTGTTCTTAAAAATACATCGCCAGTGCTGGCAGTACTCGGGAACTGTATACCAAATCCAAACTGTGCATCTACCTGTCCTTCTGGAATAGTGATATCAGTAGTGTCGACTATTGGACCGTTAGGAGCAATACCGTCGCCTAATAGGTATCCAGTGTAACCATCTTTTAAAGGTAAAGGACTAGAACTTACATTTGTATCTACGGAAATATCAGTATCAGATGTTACCAACGTTAAATCAACTGTGCCAGTACTTTGATCAACTTTAACTGTATAAAAATGACTAGTTTCGTAGCCACTTTTCTTAGCATCTGCTTCTGCTTCTGCTACAACTGCATCATTAATTGCCTTTTCTTTTTCATAGGTACTCATTAGATCTCTAAGAGTATCGGTGGTGCTGACTGTATAATAGTCTGCCCAGGCATCTGTAACTGTGGGTTCGATCGTAGTTTCAGTTAATCCAGGAATATTGCCCACAACTTCCTGCGTTACTTCGTAGAGCGTGCCTTTGTATTTTACCACCTGCCCAGGATAGTAGTTCATATTAGGGCTCCACTCCCCAGCATAATTGTCAGACTCTGTTGGACGATCCAGCAGATCTTTGTATTCTTGACTGTCTACTATGCTCTTTAATTTTACACGATACAAGTGCGGATACCAAGTGGCTGAAAAACCTTCTGCGGCACGATTAACTTCTTCTACTACATAAAAGCGTTTCAAAGCAGTGGCATAGTCGTTCATGGCATGCTCGTCTTTTAAGTTGGGTAGTTCTATAACATCTCCCGCCATGATTTTACGACCTAGTAAGTCCACACTATTATTGATGTGAACAGTCATAAAAATTGTATCGTTGCTTAAGAAAAGCCCAAATTGACTGAGGTTAAAATCAATGTCCTGTACCTGATAGTGCCCGCGAAGTGTGTAGATATCGTCGCTGTATTTTCTATCTCTGTTTTCTAGGAACAGTAGATCCTGAATTTGTGTATGATCTTTGACCACAGAACCGTCGTCTGTGCCTATGTATTTGTGTACGTAGACGTCTACACCGCCTACTTGAAACATCTCGTAGACTGTGCGGTCAAAAAACTTGTAATCCTGCGATTTTTCGGGTTTGTAAAGGCTTAATCTTGGCATAGTAATATATTTATCGTAGCGATAAATACTGGAAGCGAGCTTATTGGGACGAAATTATGGCCATACAAACAATTAACATCGGAACAGCGTTAAACGCCAAAGACGGCGATACTTTACGCGATGCCTTTAACAAAACCAATCAAAATTTTGAAGAATTATATGTTCTAGCAGGGCAAGGTTCTGCGGCTGAATTACAAGAATTAGCCCAAGATTATGCGGCAGCAATGTTTACTAATGGTACACACAACGGTATAACAGCCACATACGTAGACGAAGACAATAAGTTAAATTTGACAGTTTTGATTGATGGCGGAAATGCCGCAACAACATATTAATGAGGATTAACAATGGCAACGCAGATTAAATTAAGAAGAGACACAGCGGCTAACTGGGCATTAGAAGATCCAGTACTGGCGCAAGGTGAACCGGGATATGACACCACTAACAATATTTTAAAAATTGGTGATGGTTCAACTATATGGTCATTGTTACCAAGCATTTATGATCCATCCACTAACATTATTCCTAGCGCAGATAACACCTACGACCTAGGTAGTCCAACAAAACAATGGCGTCACGTTTATACCGCAGGCGGCAGTATCTATCTTGATAATATTAAACTTACTAACGTCGGCGGGAAGTTTGTCGCCACAAAAGTTATTAATCCAGGAGAAGAAAACGAAGCAGAAGATCCGGAAGATTCAGATGCCACTAGTGAAATTGGCGGCGGTAGTGGAAGCGGAGACAGATTAACCAGCGGTGATAATGAGTTTGTACTAAATGGACCTAATATAGATATGCCAGACGGCGGCCAAATTTGGTTCAGTTATGGTTACATTGATCAAGACGAGGGCGAGGATAGTAACGCTCTACGTGTCAGCGGCGGCAATGGTGTAACTATTAAAGCAGGTGAAGATACTTCAACTTGGCGTTTTAACAACGACGGTAGCCTAACATTCCCAGACGGTACAATACAAACAACAGCCTACACTGGACAAAGTGGTGGTGGTAGTACTTCAACATTATATGTTGCTGTTAACTCTGATGGCAGATCATTTACTTCCTCCGACGGCTTATCGTGGACAGAATATACAACTAATATGCTTGGAGTAGGCAGAGTTGCTGTTGGCCCTGATATGATTGTATATACTGCTAACGCTGTTGATGTAAGTAATGGTAATAATGGAGCATTATGGTACGCATCAACATCTACTCCGGGAACGGTGACTGAAGTTACTGGTTTTGACAGTTTTAGTTTTAATCAAGTAAAATATTTTGCCAGCATTGAAAAATTTGTAGCAGTAGGTAGCAACACTGATAACCTACCAGTTATACTATATAGTTCTAACGGAACAAGTTGGACACCTGTGTCTCTTGATAGTGGTTTCCTTGCCGCATTTAATAGTGGCAGTGGATATACAGCCAATGCGGCATTCTATGACATTGAAACCAACGGCACTGGATTCCTTCTAATTACCAGCGATAACAACCTAGGTGCGTTCTACACTACAGATATTACAACATCAATGGGGCAGACTAACTGGATTGATTTCAGTGGATTTGGATTAGACCAATCGTTTACAAAAATAGCGTATGCTGCCGCTGGATTCTTTACTGGCTGGCATATAATGCAGACTAATAGTAGTTCTCAAGACGCTTGGTATCAAAATTCCAACGCAAACCCAACATCTGGGGTATTCAGTGAATTTACGCTTGCAGATACAGGCAGTATGTTTGTCAGTACAATAAACTACGAACCGGATGTATCAGAAGTTGTGTTTGGTGATTACAACGGTATCACAACAATTATGATGTCTACTAATGACGGTCAGATACTATACTGGCCTGCTATTCCAAACGGTCCGTTTGTAAGCATTCCTAAGCCATATACAGCAACAGATTTTGATATTACCCAGTCAAGTACGGCAACTATTACATTTGGTACTAAAACTGCCTTAACCAATGAAAAGATTGTGTTGTCTAATTGTACTCCATCGGACTACAACGGAACATACTATGTTGACAATAACAATTTTTTATATACGAATGCTAATATGGGTACAGCGTTTGATTCTTCTGGGCTTGGCTCATTTGTATCAGGTACACTAACATTTAGTCACGGACAATACATTGACGCATTACACTATTCGAACGGTAAATTTTATGCTGGCAACGACGATGAAGAAATGTTTGTATCTACCGACGGTGGTGCCACTTGGACATTAACAGATACATTTACTGGTAGCCCAGGCGAACCAGAGTATATGAACGACATTGATTCATACGTGACAACAACTAGTGGTAGTAGTCTTACTAATGGCTCTTACTCGTTCACTCTAAACAGCGATGGTACTATTGCATTACCTGCTATAGAGATGACTGCTTACGAGCCAGGTTATACTATAGATGGACCAACACTACAAATGGGTAATGACCCGACAGTAGGTGAAACTATTATTACAGGTCCGGCACCTAATAGTAACAATCCAAGTGCTAGACGATTAATTATCCAAGGTCAGCGTGGTTATGGCGGTTGGGGAGATTCTGCTGTCGGTGAAGGTGGTGACATTTATCTATGGGCCGGTACTGGCGGTGAAAACTCCAGTGGCAACGTTGGCTCAGGCGGTGACATTAAAATCCGTGGCGGTGTTGGACAAGCAGGTACAGAAGGCGGCGCCCACACCGAAGGCGGATATGTAAAGATTGAAGGCGGTGATGTCCAGTGGGGGTATGGCGCAGGCGGATTTGTTGATATTAACGCAGGTAGTACTAACCAAGGTAGCGGCGGAACAGGGGATGGTGGTGATGTAAACATTCGTGCTGGTCAAGGTTCTGTTAACAACGGCGAAGTACACATTTATACCAGCAGTAATGGTAGCAACTACAACAACGAGTGGGTGTTTAAGAATGACGGTTCCCTACAATTACCTAACGGTGGATTTATTAATGGTGCTGAACTAATAGGTGACGGCAGTAGTGCAGGCACTGGTTTTAAACGCACAGTCTACACTGATTACTTTAACGGACAAGGCGGTGAAGCAGATGGTAACGGAAATCAAGATTGGTTCTATACCACTGATGTTACTGGAGTAGAAGTGGGCGACACGATTACTTTCCGTCAAGGTGAAGTAAGAACTATCAGTAATGTCACAGTCAACGGCTTATACACCGCTATAGATTGGTCCGGTGATGCTGTAACTGGCAGCGACACACTACCTCGTTATCCTGTAACAATAACATCTAGCGATTATTCAGCACCTGAGAAGAAGAAAGCAAGAATCAAACCTGATCTTACAGCCGCAAATGATTGGGGTCATTATATGGACATCTATGCCGGTGGCGGCAGTCCTGTAATAGACAGCAAACACATCCACATGTCAGGACATACCGGTGAAATAGAACTGTTCTTAGGCACTGACAGCAACTATGTTTCTGCTAAAGAAGCAGGCACAGCACCAGCAGGTGTACGCCTACACAGTGAAAACGATGTCGCAGTTGAAAGCAGTAACCTACGCATCAATCGCAAGGGCAGTACCTGGGCCGCAGTCTACGGTGATGGAAACAACGTCACTTCAGACGGCAATACCAGCGACCTAACATTTGATTGTATTGCTGTTGACGAACACGGTGACTACTATGTAGGTGGTGAACATTGCTGGAGAGCTGATGCTATCATCAGCAAGTATGGCCGTGATGGCAATCTAATCTGGAGCAACTACAGCGAAGGCTCAGTTATAACAGGGTTTGAACCACAGGCCATTGCTTACCACGACGGTGAAGTGGCCTCGGTAGTAAAAACCAACAATGGTAGAACAACTCTATATCTTAAACTAGTGGTTCAAGACAGCACCACTGGCGAAGTTAAATCTACCACAGACATCTACGATCCAGACAATACTATTCGTGCTAATAGCATGATATACCACTCAACACTTGGTTGGGTCGTAGTTGGTAAAACCTGGGGCGAAACATTGGTCTCCAGTGCTATTACAGCCACAGGCAACACTGGTGTAGGCATTATTGAATTACCATCAGCACAGACAAAGTTAGAGAATATTTACCCAGAAACCAACGGTGACTGGTACATGACAGGTACTAGTATTACTGGTGATCAATTCCTAACCACTGGAGTAGGCATGTATCGTGACGTACCTATAACCACTGTTACAGGTAGCGGTGCTGGAGCAGTTGCTAGAGTAACTGTAGGTTATAACGGTGGTGGAACATACGATCTCACTGTTACTACTCAAGGTAGTGGATACGCTATCAACGATGAACTTAAGATACCAGGTAGTCTACTAGGCGGTGTTGATGCTATGTCAACTGTGACTGCAACACCAAACTCAGTTTCACCGGGCGCCGACATTACAGCATACTTCGACAAGGCAACATATCCTGATCTGTACGATCAACTAAACTGGGCATCATATACTGTGTCCTACAACGCAGGCACACACGACGTTATAAGCATTGTCAGCAGTGGTGATAACTGGGCTGTTACCATTGACAGTTCAGACATTAATCTAAGCGTGGCCACTTTCTATACTGCCAATGGTAATGATTTAACATTCCTTGCTCAAGTGTCAGGAGATGCTCTAGTTGGCCCTGGTAGTTCGCCGGCTGGAGTTGCTTCTAGAAAAACCATACGCATTGATATGGGATTTGCTATGGGTTACGGTAGTGTTGACTTTACTGGCGGCACATTTACTATTTCAAGACACTTGGCTACTCGCCCTTGGGTATGGACCAGCGGATGGACACGCTACTTAGATCCAGCAATTAACTATGGAAGCGGTACAGCCTATACTGTAGCAGAAGTTCCTGCTAGTGGTGTATTGGTTGGCGGCTACATAGATGGTACACCTACCAACCATAGTTTTATTTGGAAGTTAAACACCAACGGTTCAACTGGTTGGCTCAAAGGAATTCTAGCAGACGGAAACGGAGTTCGCAGTCTAGCAGTCAGCTCAGTAGACGGCAGTATATATGTTACAACCAACTACAATCAAGGCACACTGACCAAACTAGATTATACTGGCGCACTACAGAGTCGTATAGGGGCAACAGGCTTGTGGGGCTTGGCTCCTAAGGTAAAACTAGAAATAGACCTTGACGGTAATGAGCAGGTCTATGTTGGCGGATCAGGCGGTGCTATTTGGATTGGTCCGTACGGTGTTTTTATGTTAAACAAGTTTACTTCAAGCCTACAGCCAGTTTGGGGCAGAAGTATGCACTACACCGGTGGTGAAAGCATAAACCTTGAATACAATGGTGAACCTTATGATAACTTTATACTAGGTAAAGGGCAGGCAACTCTAGTTGGTTATTCTAACTTGTTTAGCACCAACTATACCAACGCTGTGATGTTCACCATGGATACCACAGATGAATTTACACCTGTTAACAATGTTTGGGAAATCAAGACACACGCTGATCAGGTATGGAACGCAGAAACTGACTGGGCTACAAATGACCTATTAGCTCTTGGCATCGAAGCAAAAACCAGTTCAGCATCAACAGATATTGAGGTTACTGGACTCGCACTATCACAATGGAGATTCCAAGAACGAGTTGTTAACTTAAACGAAATACCAAATGGTATAGTTGGTGTAGAATCTATTACCTTTGCTGATGGTAATGTGCTGGATCATAACCCTAGCGACATTCCTCCAAGTACAGGATTTAATCCAAACAGCAGTTGGAATTATACATTACAGTTAAGTGACCGCGGTAGATTTATTATTAATCAAACTATACCTAATGTCACTTATGTTCAAACCTTGTACATCACAGTCCCTCGCAATGACAATGTTCCATTCCCAGTAGGCACAGTGATTACACTGATCAACACAAACAGTATCACAGGAAACGCATATAAAATTTATGTACAACCAGAGAGTTATGGGGATCCTAATGCTCCTCAGATTTGGAGTACTAATGGAAATCAAAACCCAAGCACTTGGAGTTTCCAAGGCATACAGACTGCTACACTGATGAAGATTAGCAGTAACGGTTGGTTGCTAACTGGCAACGACATCACAAACGAGGACTAAGATGCCAGTAACACAAATAATGTCAGTGGTAGGGCGTGGTGTTATTGCTCCTCCAGGGCCAATAACACCTCAAGGTTCGTTTTTATATAATAGTGCTTCACAGAATTGGGGTTCAACCAATGCTGTTACAACTACCTACGGAGCATATACCTTCCCAGATACTACCACTGGGTCGGTACATACTCTAACTGGAACAGAGTATTTGATATCTAACGCATTTGGTAATTCCGCAACACTTAACATTAATCTGTGGTTCTATCCTGCTCTTAATAATGTAATTGTACTAGACGAGGTAGGACAGGCAGCGGAAAATACCAATTGGCACTATTCTATGTTAGAGATTGATAGTTCTAACAAGTTAAAGGGAAGATTTTGGGGTATGTCGGCATTGCAGGCAATTACATCTACCGGCAGCGTAAACCTAAATGCTTGGAATCACGTCTACCTGTATTTTGACAACTCAACTACAACTATTGGTATGAGCCTAAATAATGAAACAGCAGTGACACAGAATATCGGTAGTGGCGTTAGACACGTTAGCGATACAGGCTTTACATATTTTGGTATTGGTGTAGTTGATACTACATATATGGTAACTTCTGCAAGATATCAAGGAAAATTTAACGATTTATCAATCGATACTAGTATTACTAGTTCAACATACACAGCCACTAAAGCCAAGTATGGATTCTAACGAATACCTTGCTCTTTGAGTTTACGACAAGTATCACACCGTCCACAGGGTGTGATATTTTTTTCACTGTATACAGGCACACGACAACTCCAAAACATGTTACGCAGGCTTTCTGGTAGCATGTCATAGATCTCACGCTTGGTCATATTCATTACAGGAAATATCTTTTCAGCAGGTGTAAATGCTTCAAGTATTTTGTTAGCACGAATACGACGATCCTCTAAGCGTTGATTATGATCATTAGCCTGCATACCCATGGCAACTTTTTTAATGTCAGGATTAACGCTACAGACATAGCCAGCAAAGAAATTCATAGTATCTGTGTCAAATAAAAAGTTCATACCAAACGGTTGTGTGCCTATTTCACTTTCACTGTAGGCAAATTCAAAGCCTAATCGTTTTAATTCTTTAGTGGCTAGATCTACAGCAATCTGTTCAGCCCGCCAACGCTGTTCTACATTCTTGTTGTGTACATGATGTATATGAATGTCATAATCCTTATACGCATCTTCTGTTAGCAGTTTGTAAACCATGCCTAGACTGTCTAAGCCGCCCGAGTACATGGCAAGGATAGTAGGTTTTATTTGTTGTTCCATATGTAAAATGTATAAACTTCGTTAATAGGATGTTCTTTAGGTTGTGGAGTTAGCTCGTTTGCCCTAGGAAAGTACACAGCATATTTGGTAGGCCAGTTGGGATTTAAGAACGCACGAGCTATGAATCTGTTACAATTAGGCAACACAACTTTTAATAGTTTCTCGCAGTAATCTTGACCAAATGCTAATGCGCCGTCTACTATGATTGTGTCCCAATGTTCGTTTAGTGTAAACCAGTCTCGATTCTTAATCTTAGGATCCGCATACTTAGGTTCTAAATCCCATGCTTCTGTACACAAAGGCAATAGCATTTTAGTGCTTCCTAGCAGTAAAACTTTGCCCGTGCAATATTGTTCAAAGACACAATAATCGTCCTCGTTAGGAGCCGCCGGCCACTTTAAATTAGTCCAAAAGTCTAAATCTTTGTGTGTTTCATTGTCTAGCATCACAGGGTATTTAACGCTAAATATTAGAGCATTCACGGAAACCGACTCATGCCAACTACAGAAATCAACGAACTACAACAAGCAAAAACAGCAGTCTATGACTACTGCAAAAACATGCTGGGCGACGGCATGGTTGATGTGGAATTAGATCCTAAGCATTACGAAACAGCATTGGAACGTGCTCTAGGAAAATACAGACAGAGAGGCGATAGTTCAGTAGAAGAAAGTTATATGTTCTTAACTACTGTACAAGATCAAAACACATACACTCTGCCTAAAGAGGTTATAGAAGTACGTCAAATATTCCGCAGAAGCATTGGTTCACGAACCGGTAGCGGATCGGGTGGTACAATATTTGAACCATTTAACCTAGCCTACACAAACACATATCTGCTTTCGAGCTCCAATATGGGCGGTATATTAACCTACGAACTATTTGCTCAGTACCAGGAAATGATCGGTCGTATGTTTGGTAGTTTTATTGAATTTAAATGGCATAGTCAATCACACAAACTTACACTATTACAGCGTCCACGAAACTCGGATGAAGAGCTATTGCTCTACTGCTATAATTACCGCCCTGACATTGGTATCTTAAATGATGTCTATGCACAACAATGGGTCAAGGACTACACCTTGGCAAACTGTAAACTAATGCTAGGACAAGCACGTGAAAAGTTCGCACAGATTGCTGGTCCACAAGGCGGAACTAGCCTAAACGGTGCTACATTAAAAACAGAAGCCACAACTGAAATTGAAAATCTTGAAAAAGATTTAGCCACACAGGTTGCTGGCGGCAGAGGTTATACTTTTATCATAGGTTAATTATGCGAGCTAAAGAATTTATAGATGAATCGACAAAACCTTTGCGTAAAAGTGTTAAATCGTCTTTGCCAGGCGGCAGAATACACCCAACATTAGATAACAGCAGTCCTTATCATTCTTACAGGTATGGTATAGCATTGGCTACATCTCCGGAAGATGATATGTACACAGACGGTCCTTACGGATCTAAGTTGCTGACTGTGGGTTATACCGAAGCCGACCGTGAGATTATCAAAAAAGCAGACAAGATTATGGGTGTCAAATCCAATGCAGTCTCATCCAACGATAGTTCAGAAATCAAAACTATCAATACTACTAGTCCAGTAGCAAAGCCAAAAAAGAACAAATACGGCGTATAAAAACTTGACAACTAGTTTAGCCCAGTGTATTATAGGCTATAAACGGAGGTCATATGATTATAGGTGTGTGCGGGTTTATTGGTTCGGGCAAAGATACTATTGCCGATTATCTGGTTAATTTCCACGAATTTAGAAGAGAAAGTTTTGCTAACACGCTGAAAGATGCTGTGTCAGCAGTATTTGGTTGGGACAGAACCATGCTGGAAGGGCGCACCAAAGCGGCCCGTGAATGGCGTGAGCAGGTAGATCCTTGGTGGGCAGAACGCTTAGATATGCCTAATCTTACTCCAAGATACATATTGCAATATTGGGGTACAGAAGTATGTCGCAAAGGGTTTCACGACGATATTTGGATCGCCAGTTTAGAAAACAAACTACGCAATAGTCCAGACGATGTGGTAATTTCGGACTGTAGATTTCCTAACGAAATTAAATCAATTCGCGATGCTGGCGGCATTATTGTATGGGTAAAACGTGGCGAATTACCTGAATGGTATGATACTGCTGTGCAGGCAAATCAGGGTAATAATGTGGCAATCAACGAGTTAAAAATGAAGAAAATCCATGCTAGTGAAACTAGTTGGGTAGGTACAGACTTTGATGTAGTATTGGATAATAACGGCAGTATAGACGACTTATACGCTGAAGTTAGAAGTCTGGTGTTAGATCTCCTTGCCGCCACTTCACTCCCTCGCGGTGTAAAGACCGTTGACAATTTGCACACACAGTTTTAAGGTTAGCGGGTCTACAGTTAGTTAAATCTCCGTCTACGTGGAAGACATTAAACACTTCTTTAAACTTACTTTTGTACCCGCATTTTTCGCAATAATCTTTTTGTCTATAACCTAGTCTGTACCACACAGGCATACCTTGACTAGTGCCGCTGGCACAACCATCGCACTTAGTTCTATAATAAGCACGTTTACCCTTGTAATAGTTTATAGCACAGGGTTTCTTTTGACAGATCTTGCATAAAGGTCGCATAAACTATTTATACCACCCCTTTTCGGACCCTTTTCATGGTTGTATAACAGAGCATTTTACCGAATCTCCGCTAAATATTGTTAGAGCTTAAAAGAAGAGCTAATTAGGAGATAAGGATATGGCTTTAACTTCCCCAGGCGTACAGGTTTCCGTAATTGACGAAAGTTTTTACACACCTGCTGAACCCGGTACACGCCCACTGTTTATTGTTGCTTCGGCACAGGACAAAACTAACGGTGCTGGTACAGGTACAGCATCAGGTACACTAGCCGCTAACGCCGGCAAGGTTTATTTAATTACAAGTCAACGTGATTTAGTTGACACATTTGGCGACCCAACATTCCGTGTTGACGCTAACAACAATCCAATACATGCGGGTGAGTTGAACGAATACGGCCTACAAGCCGCTTACAGTTATTTAGGTGTAAGTAATAGTGCATTCGTTGTTCGCGCTGACTTAGACTTGGAAAAACTAGTGGCAAGCGCAGACGCTCCAGGCGGTGCACCAGCAGATGGTACATTCTGGTTAGACAGCGATGCAACTACATATGGTATTTTTGAATGGAACGGTGCTGCCGCTACTTCAACAGGCGGACAGAGTTTTACTAACAAAGTTCCAACAATCGTTACAACTGGTACTCCAGCAAACAGCGTTGGTGCAGTTGGTACATACGCAATTTCATACAATGCTGACAACACATCAACTGGCCACTTGGTAAAAGTTTATTACAAGAGCCAATTTGAAGATGATGGTTCAGTTGGTACAGCAACATGGGTACAGATTGGTTCTAGCGCATGGGCAACAGCTCATCCTGTGGTAACTCCAACTGCTACTGTTAGTGCCGCACCATATACTTCAGGCGCTATGACTATTGTAGTAAACGGCGTAACACCTGGATCATCTGTGCCATTCTCGGGCGGAACAGCCACAGAAGTAGCAACAGCATTAGATGGACAAGTTCCAGGAGTAGGTGCTCGTGTTGTGAATGGTCAAGTGCATTTATTTGCAACTACAAACGATGTTAACAGTATCGAAGTTACCAGCGCAAGTACAAACATTTCTCAACTAGGTATTGTTGCTGGAACATATTATGCTCCAGATTTCAAGATTAGTCCGCATACAGACGTTCCATTATGGAAGCGTAATAAGAGCGGAAACATTGCTCGTCCTACAGGTTCTGTATGGATGAAGACAACTGAACCTAACTTAGGTGCTCGTTGGAGAGTTAAGATTTACAACGGTACTACACAGTTATGGGACGAAGCCAGTGCTCCGTTGTATGCTACTAACCAAGCGGCAAACTACGGTATTGACCCAACTAAGGGCGGTATTGGTATTCCTGTTAATTCTGTGTATGTACAATACAATTACGATGAATTTGCACAGCCTTTAGCAGAATTCCGTGTAATGCGTAGAGCACGTAGCGGTTCAACAGTAGTTAATACAGTTCAAATTGGTTTAACAACATTAACTTCTGGACAAGATTATGCTATTAGCCTTGGTGCTGGACAAGCAGGTAGTGCTACACTAGCGCAAGGTGTTGTAACATTTACTGCATCAGGTGTGGCCGCAACAACAGCCGCAAACATCGCAGCCGCAATTAATAGTGCTAACATTGGTGCTATTGAAGCCAGCGTAACCTCAGACAACCGTGTTAAGATTGAAAACACAGTTGGTGGCGATATTCGTTTTGCTGACGTTGGCGACAGCGCAACAGGTGCTTCAGCAGTTGGTAGACTAGGATTTATCAGCGAGAACACTAACGTTTATATTCTAGGCGAATCTGATGCAACATACGAGTATGTTGCTTCTAACTGGATTCCACGTACATTTGCTGGCACAACACAAAGTTATTTCATTGACACAGCCGCTCCAACTACACTAGTTGCAGACGGCGAACTATGGTATAGTTCAGTTGTTGATGAAGTGGATATTATGGTACACGATGGTAGTACTTGGGTAGGTTATGGAAAGGCCGTTGGCGGTTATCCAAACACAGACCCAGCAGGTCCTATTGTAAGTGCTTCTGAACCAACAATGTTCGCAGATGGCACTACAGAAATCAATGCAGAAGCAGATGGACAACTTTGGATCGACACCAGCGACATTGAAAACTATCCAGTAATCAAACGTTGGAACGGTGATACATTGAAGTGGGTAACATTAGACACATCAGATCAAACAACAGAAAACGGCGTATTATTTGCCGATGCACGTTGGGCAACTAGCGGTGGCGAAATGAACCCTAGCACAATCGCAGACTTATGGAATAGCGATTTCCTAGACTTCGATGCTCCAGATCCTGCACTATATCCACGTGGTATGATTCTATTCAACCTACGTCGCAGTGGCTTCAACGTTAAGCGTTTCAAGCGCAATTATGTTGACCTACAAGCAGACAACGGACGTATGGGCGATGTATCAATGGAAGCCTACTATCCACATCGTTGGGTTACTGAATCTGGTAACCAAGCAGATGGTAGCGGTTCATTTGGACGTCATGCACAGCGTAAGGTTATTATCCAAGCATTACAAGCATTGGTAAACAGCAACGAAGATATCCGCGATACAGAAGTTCGTTCATTCAACTTAATGGCTTGCCCAGGATATCCAGAGCTAATTGGCGAAATGGTTTCATTGAACTATGACAGAGGTTTAACAACTTTTGTTGTAGGCGATACTCCTCCACGCTTAACTCCAGATGCTACAACAATTAACGACTGGGGTAACAACGTTGCTCTAAGTCTACAAGACGATGATAACGGACTTGTAAGTTACGATGAATACTTAGGTGTGTTCTATCCATGGGGCTTTACAAGTGACAATGCAGGACGCGATATTGCTGTTCCTCCAAGTCACATGATTTGCCGTATGATTGCACTAAGTGACCAAGTAAGTTATCCATGGTTTGCACCAGCAGGAACACGTCGTGGCGGCATTACTAACGCAACAGCAGTTGGTTATGTAACAGCAGAAGGCGAGTTCCAATCAGTTGCTCTAAATGAAGGACAACGTGATACATTGTATAACGTAAAAGTTAACCCAATCACATTCTTCACTGGAGCAGGTTTAGTAAACTTTGGACAGAAGACTCGTGCAAGAAACGCTTCTGCCCTAGATAGAATCAACGTAGCACGTTTGGTAATTTACCTACGTAGCCAGTTGAACAAACTTGCTAAACCATACATCTTCGAACCTAATGACAAGATCACTAGGGACGAAATCAAGCAACAGGTTGAAAGTCTGTTGTTAGAGTTAGTCGGACAACGTGCTCTATACGACTTCTTAGTTGTTTGTGACGAAAGTAACAATACACCTAACAGAATCGATAGAAACGAATTGTATGTAGACATTGCTATTGAACCAGTTAAGGCTGTGGAATTCATTTACATTCCAGTACGCTTGAAGAATACTGGCGAGATTGCAGGGCTATAAGGCTAAGATAAATAATTACAGGAGATTATAGAGAATGTCTATTTCAACACTAAGCAGATTATCGGTGCCCTTAGCCAGTGACCAGTCAGCAAGCTCTCAAGGCTTGTTGATGCCTAAACTGTCTTACAGATTCAGAATTTCATTTGAGAATTTTGGGGTATCAACACCAACAACAAACTTAACCAAGCAAGTTGTTGAAGCAAAACGTCCAGAAGTAACATTTGATTCTGTAGAATTACCAGTGTACAACAGCCGTGTTTACATGGCTGGTAAACACAAGTGGAACCCAATCACATGCAAATTGCGTGACGATGCCACAGGTGAAGTGCAAAAGTTAGTCGGTGAGCAACTACAGAAACAATTTGACTTTTTTGAACAAAGTTCGGCAGCATCTGGTATTGACTATAAGTTTACTACTAGATTAGAAATGTTGGACGGTGGTAACGGTGCTAACGTTCCTACAGTTTTAGAAACTTGGGAAATTTATGGATGCTTCTTAACAACAGCATCTTATGGTACTGTAAACTACGGTAGTAACGACGCAGTAACTATTGATTTAACTATTCAGTACGATAACGCAATCCAGAGCCCACAAGGCACTGGCGTTGGTACAGCAGTAGGAAGAGCTCTAGGAACTCTCGCTACAGGTGGATAATTAGTTCCGGGAGCAATATAAAAGGACACTTCGGTGTCCTTTTTCTTTATCTGCACACTTTTTCTTAGCCGATAAATAATTATATGGCAAACATACTCAACGGATTTTTAAACAACGTAGGACAAGGACTAGGTAACCCTAAAGGTACGCTAGGCGATTTCCAACACGCGGCAAGACTTTATAATAGTCAGGCTATGCGACTTGCTCCCAAAGGCAAGTGGATGTATCACGTGGTATTCAACATTAATCCACGTGCTTTAGGATCAGCAAAATTTGATATTCAGAAACACGGTACTGCTATCAATATGTTGGTTAAGTCTATTGATCTTCCTAAGTTTAGAGCTCAGGTTGAAAAGCCAATACAATATAACAGAAAAAGACAAATCCATACTAAGTTAGAATATGATCCAATTAGCGTTGGATTTCATGATGACAACTTTGGCCTAACAACAAACCTATGGGCTATGTATTATGGTTATTATTTTGCAGACAGTAAACATGGCGGTAGTGCAGGATCATCTGCCGCAGGATCATTATTGTCTGGTGTAGGAAATTTAATAGCAGGCTTTATACCTGGAAGCAATGGACTACTAGGCGCAGTTAAAGGATTCCTAGGTAGCTCAGATGCAGGTGTGCCTGCCGCTTATCAGCGTAATAGTTACAAAGGCTCCGCACTAAACACATATCGTTATGGCCTAGATAATGGTAGCGGTGCTCCTTTCTTTAGTAGCATTCAAATATTCCAATTAGCAAGACATCAGTATCAGAGTTATACATTAATTAATCCAGTAATTACAAGTTGGAGTCATGACAGTCTTGCTACCAGCAGTACAGAAGCATCTGGTAACACCATGCAGGTTGCCTATGAAGCAGTTATATATGGTGCCGGCGCAGTTAGTCGTGGCAATCCAAAAGGATTTGCTACAGAGTTTTATGATAATCAGCCTAGCCCATTAGGATTATTAGGCGGCGGTGTAACTAGTTTGTTTGGTCAAGGCGGCGTACTTGGTGGCATCGGTGATATCCTTAGTGATCTCGGACCAGGCGGCAATGGATTCACACTAGGTACACTAATTAAAGGCATTAACGTTTATAACAATGCTAAGAAACTAACTAAAGAAGGACTACGCGAAGAAGGATTTAGTATTTTTAAATCTGCACTTGGTGCCAGCACAGGAATTGACGTTAGCGGTGTGGCTAATGTATTGTTCCCTAAAAAGGCAAGTAGTGCGGCTAATGCACCAACTAAAGCACTTGCACCGGTGGCTGCTAGTTCTGGAAAGACAAATGATCAAATGATCAAAACTTTAAATAACAATCCAGCGGCAAAGGCAGCAGTAGCACGACAAGCCTTTGCCAATGGGTTTGTTGCAGGATTCGCTACAGGTGTTGCAGTCACAGCCGGAGCAACTGCCGGAATCGCAATTACTCCTCAGCAGGCCGCGCAAGCATACGACTCGTTGCCAGCGGCAACAAAAGCACAAGCCGAAGCAGCCGTAATAAAGGCATTAGAAAATAATGATCCAACTGTATCAAATATTGCGTCGGCTGCTATAGCAAAACTACCAGGATTTTTAGGATAATCATGTCAAACATATCACAGAGCAGTAACTTACCGCAAACAGAGCAAACAGATTCCGGTGAAAAAGTAAAATCATTTTTTGATGCTTATTTCATTGAGCCTATTAGTTTTCCAGCAGATCAAATCGATGCCACAGTTGGCTTCTTTCAAAAAAGAGGCTTTGACGATCTGGCCAGCCAAGCCACTGCTATTGTATTATTACAACAGGCTAAAATAGACGGCGTAAATGTGTTTACATTGTTAGACACACTAAAAGGTCTGGAAGATATTAAACTTAGTGCCGTAGTTGCAGAAGTCCTTAACTATAACAGACAAAAGATATCTACCCTAGGATATCGTCAACAAGGTCAAGGCGACTTACTGGAAAGCAGAAACATAGTAGTATAATATGGCCAGCAAGTTTGCACAAGGTAAGTTCGCTTTAAAAAATCCAGAAAAGTATATGGGTAATAGAACTCCTACCTACAGAAGTAGTTGGGAATGGGCAGTAATGCAGATGTTCGATAATAATCAAGCCATCGAAAAGTGGGGCAGTGAAGTAGTTAAAGTTCCTTATAGAGATCCTTTAACTGGCAAGCATACTATCTATGTACCAGATTTTTTTGTAGTCTATAATGATAAAAACGGACGTAAACACGCAGAAGTCTGGGAAGTTAAACCTGCTAGTCAAGCAGTATTAGAAAAAGTAGGACGTAGTAAAACTAACCAGGCCGCATATATTAAAAATCAAGCCAAGTGGGCGGCTTGTCGTGCTTGGTGTAAACAGCAGGGTATAATGTTCAGAGTTGTATCGGAAAATGATATTTTCCAT